CGCTTTATTAAAGTAGTCTTGGGACATATTAGTCTCAGCAGCAAAGCCCATTAGCTCCTGCATCAACTCGTCTTCTTGGTCGATACCTTCGGGCATTGAGTAGCCGTCTTTAGGAGCGCCCTTGAATGCACCAAACTTCTTTTCTAGCTCAGTATAAGCAGCGGCTTGATCTGCGACTGACTTGTATCTGTCAGACTTGTACCATTCTGGTGCCTCACCGGTTCCCTTGATCCCGTCAGTTAGGAAGTACTCACCCTCAGATAATTCTGGCTGGGCAGCATCTACTAAACTAACTGGTTGTGCTTCTACTGCAACATCGTTTTCTACTGATTGTTCACTCATAGTTATCTCCACGCATATTGAATTACAGCCCGCTTAGGACTGACCGCTTGGTGCTTCAACCGGATTTCATCGAGCCTTCTGCCACCGTTAAGCAAAGATAGATCGTTAACGTCGATCCAATCTAAATGCTTGTTTTCTCGGTAACATCTGAATGCTCTGAATTTATGAAGATACTCGAACTTATCAAACCCATACTGTGACGCAAGCAGCTCTAGCCATTCAAACTTAAAGCTTTTCTCTTGCAAGTATTCCCGTTCGTCGCAAATTACTTCGACGGATGGGGTTTCCTTCTTGGGTCGTCCTTTCTTTTTAACTTCTTCTACTTCCATTACTTCTGTCATAGTCTCTCCGCTTGCTGGATTTGGTGAACAATAAACCTCATGACTCCGGTCTCCCCGTTATGGTAGGCGGCTTCATAGTTTATATTCTGTGCAGCAAGAGAAGTGTCGTTCTCTAGTAGAAAGCGTTTGCTCAGGTCTTCTAGTACCCTGTTACCGTCGTCAGTTGCAAAGCAACGGTTATAAGCCTTGGCTAGTTCGGCTTGTTTTTCCCTGATTGCGCTCTGTGCTTTCTGTGCTTTCCCCGTATCTATCTCTAAGTCTTCCCAGCTCATTGAACGGCCTGTAGTTGTGGTGGTTGTTGAGTAGAACCTTGCATCTCCATCTGCTTAGCTTCCGCTCCAGCTTGGATAATGCGCTGTTTCTCTGCATCATCACGGACTAATTCAGAACTCATACCTGTTTTCTCTGCCACCCAGGTTCCAAAGTCCTCAATCTTAAAGGCCATTTGTACTTGGTCGGGCCCAGCAGTCGATAGAACAAACTGTACGGCTTGCTGTACCGCTAGAATATCCTCGGAATCCTGTGCTCGTGCTAGTGGTGACGTGAATTTAATCTCTACATCACGGCCATCCAACTCAATAGGCGTGATTAACCCGCGACGAATCAGGATAGACACGACTCGTTTAAGGATTGGGATCAATATTTCAGTCTGCAACCGTCCAAATGCTGAACCAATACGCTTGGCTAGTTCTCTGGACTCGATGGCAATCTCCGTTGCAGTCCTAACCGGCCCTGCTGGGTCTCTCAGATCGTTGAACATGGCAAGTTTGATAGCATTTTGCAGTTCTGAGATCTCGAATTGTGCTAGTGCTAGGCTACTTGACGTGTCTAAACGTTGTATAGACGGGTTGTTGGTGTTGTTAGAACCTACTGGAATAACAATACCTGGCGCTATAACCATATTGTAGGGATTAGTAACCCCGTCGTCCGTTGCAGTGTACATTCCTGCTAAGTCAATGGCCGCTTTCTGCAATACGAACTCTTTGGCCTTGTTCAATGACCGTACATCTGGGAGCGTTTGCATAGCTGGCCCACGACCTCGAACCTCACCAGAGACTTTAGTGTACCGGCCCGTTACCCAAGGCGATGAAACACCAAAATCTTCTGTCCAAGATAGACGTTCTTCTTGTTTAACCCATACACAACCGTAGTATCGCTTGGTCTTGGGGTCGAAGATGACACCTTCGGACAGTTCAACCTCTGCATTGGGCTGGTTGTCGATCATTTCTTGGATAGTGGGCGATGGTTCGAACCCTTTCCACATCCTTTCTAGCAATCTGGCTTTGACCTTGAACCGTCTCCAATGGGTCTCGATGTTTCCGTAGGGGCCTTCTTCAAATGCGATACCTTTCTGTGGTACGCAATGGAAGACAATTGGCATATCTTCGTCGTCGGTCTCGTCAATCCGCAAGGTAGCAGTCCCGATCAAAAGATCTAGCGCGGCCTCGTAGAATTGAGTCCCGAAGTTAGACCGGTTGATATAGTCAAATACGATAACGGCCTGTTCTTCTAGGTTCTCTCTGATCTGACGCTCACTAACGTTAAAGTCGCCTGACTCTAGTAGATTGAGAACTTCATTCGACGGATTAAACGTGGCCCACCTAGCCCAGATCGGTGCAATGTTCTCTTGTAGTTTACTGGCCCCTTGTTGGATAGACGTTAGAGAAGTGGAATCAAAGATACGCTCCATCTTCTTTTGGCCTGTATCCTGATTGTCGAACAGGTTCCGTTGGGGTAGGAAGTATTCGTACACATCTGACAGTTGGTCGTGCCATAAATACTCAGCATCAAAGGCCCTAGCCTCTCGGGTCTTGAGATCCTGCATAGATCCTAGATTGGGTGGAAGTTTCATGTTATCTGCCCATTGTCGAAGTCATTAAACCAGCACGAGCCGCAGCAGCAGCCCCACGTCTACCAGCACCAGCTAAACCGCCTAGCATTGATCGTCCAGCACCAGCAGCAGCACCCTTGGATGCCCTGCCACCCATAGCGGCCTCAGTCCTAGACCGTGGAGCACCACCTAACAAAGATGCAGAGCCTAGTTTGCCTCGTGCCAGAGCCTTGAAGCGTTGTTCTTGTTCTCCAATCTCCTCATCGAGTGCCCGTTGTTGTCTCTGTGTTACTGCTACTTCTTGAGCCGTTGGTTTTGGTGCCTTTGGTTTCTTCATTTTGTTTTCTCCAGATACTTGTACAACTGGTATGGTGTCCAGATGAACGGTCGGTTGATGCCTAGAATCTGTTTAACGTGTCCTACGCATGTATTGAGCATGAATAATGATTGCCTCGCGGTCTTACGATTGATTTTGACAATGATAACCTCCTCGATTTTATCGGGTTGTCGATCGATAGTAAACAAGTCCACATATTGCATTGACTTGCCATAGATCAACCATCGGCCTCGGTCTGCCATCATCAGATAACAGTGTTTGATGAACGGATGAAGGAACCTTGACCACCAATGGCCTGAGTCGTTAGTAAATACAATGTACGCATCAGACACTAAACTGCGGTTAATATGTTCGTTAGAAGACACTAAACTGCACCTTGGCCTGTCTCGGTTGTGGTCTATGTCCTGAGACCATTGATTCCTGCCATCCTAGTGCAAGGGTCTGTAGTGCATCGGCCCCATGTGAGGCCCAGTCGTGCACAGGTGTATCACGGAACACTTGGCGCTTGTCGTCGTATTCCCGATGGTAGGATGCTATGCAGTTGTACCCGTGTTCGGCCTTCTCGTCGTCGATCCAGAATCTAGGGAACATCCGTCGCACTGCCTGTATGCCTTCAGCCTTTGTTCTCGGTCGTTGTACGGTTCGGAAGTTGATGCCCATCTCTCGGGCTACTTCCTTCCTGCTACGGCCTGAGGTGAGCTCCCTGACTTCGATATCGTGTGGTGCAAGGTGTGATCCTAACATCACGTTGTTGGTCGTCGCGTATTGGTTCAGCCATTGGATATAGTGCTCCATGCCCTTCGACGTGTTCTCATAGTACCCAATGAGCCTGATCTCTTTGCCCATTGCTTGGAATAGCCAGATAGACATAGCATCGGATATACCCAAATCCCATGCCGTGTGAACCTGTAATGATGGTTCTATCGGTAGCCGTCCGACTCGTCCCTGTTCCTTTGCAGCTGTCAATTGGTCAGCATAGTATGCGCCAGGTATCTGAGCCTCGAAGGATCCATAGAATTCTTGCTGGATCAGTGCCTCATCCATGCCTTCCAGTCGTTCGTTGTCTATGATGTCACTACTGATAACCGGTGATCCGTCAGCCCGTTTGGTGTCATTGATCGTTAGATTCTGGCAAAACCACTCATTGCTTTTACGTGCCATCTGATACAGTGAATGCCCATGATTCTTTCCCCGTGGCGTGTAGATGAACACAGCCCAACCACCATTCTCAGCCAGTATCGGCCTGATATAGCCCCATGCATTTGGATCACATAATGACCACTCATCGAACACCACGCCGACCGGATTACTGCCCACTAGGTTGTTATAGTTGTCCGACCCTGTTAACTGCCATGTTGACCCGTTAACCAGCTCTATCAGCATCTCTTGTGAGCTTGTGCGCTTCCGTATGGCCTCTGGGAATACTTGGCCTAGGATGGGCCTTCCTTCGCTATCTATACCCGACCAGATGGCTTTCCTCGCCTGTGTTTGCACTGGGAACAGGTGCCAGTAGGTACCGACCCGCTTAAACATCTCTTTAGCTGTAAAGTTTAGAGTTGCTGCGCCCTTACCGGCTCTACGGTGCCACACGATACAGGCACGTTTAGCCCCTGAATCCATAGCCTTGAAGAATGGCAGCTGGTGTGGTCGTGGTTCCCATTGATAGGGAATGGAGATGTCAGGCATTCTTGAAGTCTGAGACCGTTATCTGAAGATCCCCACCACCCTCACCGCTAATCTCTACAGCCTTAACATCTGGCAAATACTTGCTAATCAGCTTCATCTTGAGATCAGCAGCAGCCTTAAGCCTAGTCACTGCTAGAGCGTCTAATTCACCCCCAAGCTCAGCGATTTTGTTTGAGATCTCAATAACTTGCTCAACGGTGCACTTCTTGGAAAGCATCTCCCTCAGTGCTTCCTGTCGTTCCGCTCTGATCTTATGTGCTCTAGTTGCTGCCATTGTCTTTCACCTTACCAAAGATCTTATCCCAGTTGGCCGAATATGCAGCCCTGGAGTCCGTTGAACTCTTCCTGGCATGGTCACCTTTACCACCATGCGACCAATTCGGAAAATGCCTATCAGCAGTTTTCTTGTCTAGCTTATGACGCATATCAGGCATGTTTCACCCTATGTTTTACGATATATGCTGTTTGGTTCTATGCTTATGCCAAAATATTCTATACAAATACTATTGACAAGGTTTTCTGTATATATATATTGGGTTCTGCGGGACAAATTATACATTAAATCAGCAAGGAGTTACACACTATGAAAGACGTTACAAGTTACCTCGAAACACACGAAGGCCCAGCCCCTCACCCAGTCGCTGAATTATTGTCATGCGATACAGTCGCAGAATGCTATGACGGCGTTTCATCCGATCTTTATGAAAGCCTTTGGAGCGCAATAAATGATATCGAGGAGACGGTCGAAGCTGAAATGTGCGGATCTAGGGTTGAATACAGCCAAAGCAACGGATTGACAGTTGCCGACCGTTGGGCATGTTTCACACTCGCAGAAAAATTAGAAATCAATCAAATATTAGCAAACGAAGAAAACGAAGACGAGTAACCCGCCCCTTTCGGGTCTACCAGTTAGGGACTGGTACTGACGAGGCCACTAGGCCGAAACCCAAACAGCAAGGAGATACACATGACAGACTATAACGGATGGACTAACAGAGAGACTTGGATCATTAACCTGTATCTTGGCGACTACTTCCAAGACGTGGCAAACGATGGCCAGCACCTAATGGCCGACTACATCGAAGAGACAGTGTGGGACATGCTAGACGATGCCGACATTCCTGCAATGTTTAAAGACATGATCGATCTAGGCGCGGTCAACTGGCAGGAACTGGCCGACCATTACGTTACAGCTGAGGAGGTGGCATAGCATGGCAAACTGGCACAGCGAAACAATAGAAAGATTCAAGACCCTAGGCAGTGACTCATTGCTTTACATTCGTCAAGACGCCTACCACGCGGCAAAAGCTGGGGAGACGATTGATAATCCCAAGGTCGGGCAATACTGGGATGAATTCCACTATGCTGCCCAAGAATTGAGACGGCGCAATATTACCGCAGTAGAATTTAAGAGGGCATTATAACATGAAGAAATTACGCAAACGAATCGCATACGCATACCCGACCAGCATCATGGCGGACTACTTCCAACAGCATGGCTATTATATCGAGCAATATTATCAGCTCGAAGACGGATCATGGTGCGAGCCACACGTCGCCCAAGGCTGTGATGTTATCTTTGATGATGACAAAGACCCCGATCTCTATCAGTTGCTATCAGAGGCCGATGGCACCATCTGCCCAATGTATGCGAGGTTGCAAGCATGAACCGACTCACCAAGATTTGCATCGCCGTGGCAGTTGTCGCGGCCTTGCTATGGGTCTCATCAATGGACTATGACCACGAGGTCAGCATGTCTAAAGAATACCGGTATAACGTCTGTCTAGGCTACTGGCCCGACTATGACAACCTGAAACCAAACTGCGAGGGTATACGATGAAAATAGGACGACCACGGGCTACCGGCCCATTTGAGACACATGCCGAACTTGTGGCGGCAGTGCTAGAACGACACGCCAAGGGTAAAAGCTCACCAAATATTGGGCGTATTCTGGGAATTAGCCAGCCAACAGCAATGAAAATCATCAAGGAAAACCGATGAAAGTGCT